GTGTATAGACTTCTGATGGCTAAACAACTCTCGTAATTTGTTACCGACTTTCATGTGTTAATTGTTTTTAATTGGTTTGCTTCATTGTATTACTCCATCTCTCTATGGACGTTGAAATTATTTCATTGGGGCTTATATTGTTTCATTGTTTCCCTTTTTTCTATGCTTTAGGACAAAAATCGTCCAAAACTCTGGTCATGTACTATGTATTGTACTGATTATGAACGTGTTATAGGTATAGTTGCTAGTCCTAAGTGGACTAAATCCCATTTACAAAACCCTTTTTGCCACCTACCCAGTTGCCCAAATCCACTTTCCTTTTTTCGTTGGATGCACCACTGTATATGTATTAACCCACAAAAACATCTACAATGACATTCTGAGCAAATATAAGCAACTTTAATCTAATTTATATACTAATATTCCGGAGCGTTTTTTATAGTGCCTTAGATCCTTTAAAAATAAAATGCAACTACAAAAAAGATGTATTATATTAATTTAATTTATAATACTAGTATATTATATATTATATATATATATTATATATTATATAGGCTAGCCATTTTGTCTACCTAGGCTAGACAGTATGTCCATCAGTGGATATCTTTGTTAATTACTTGTCTTACATATTAAATGCACGATCGTTCATAATTTTTATATTGCATGCGATGGATATGATTGGTCAAAAAATAGCGGTTAAGATCACAAAAAAATACAATGATGAGGTCGAGTTTTCTACTGGGAAACTTTATTTAGATGTTACTTGGAGTCCTGAACAGCATGTTACAATATGTGGAAGTGTCGTGGCTTTGCCTAGAGGGAAATGGTGTAAAAACACTAGAGGAGACTTTTTGAAGCAAGAGTTAGAGATAGATGATAAAGTCTATTTCAATTACTTAACTGTTCAAGAAGATAATCTAGTATTTGGGGAAAAGGACATTTATCTTGTTGATTTAGAGGAGTGCTTTTGCTTTTTGAGAGGGGGAAGTTTAACCGCTATTTCCAATCATGTATTAATTGAGCCAATATTGATCGAGGAAAAGATAGGTTCTATTTACATAGGGGTACCCACTCGTAGTGAAGAAGAGGGTAACTTAAGGTTTATAGGCACACCAGTTAAAGGTCAAGATAAATTAGGCTTAATTAACGGAGACACTGTACGATTTCATGAAAGGAATGCATTTCTTAATACGATCGAGGGTATAGATTATTATGTAATGAGACAAGAAGATATATTAGGAAAGATTCTAAATGGAGGAGATCTATAAAATACCTCAGTGTATTTTTGAGCACGCAAGATTATACGTTGACACTCGTGTCATGGCAAACCGAGACCATTACAAAAAACTTTATTGGAAGTCTAGAAGTTACAAATACAAGCACCCTATATTATTTGATGAGCCGGTAGACAATGAGTTCTACACAGACTTCAAGGGAATATTAGGGGAACTTTTAGTAAGACATCATTTTGATTTAAAAGGGGTGAATTATACAACCTCAGCATTTGTTAAAGAAAAGGGTGTAAGTGATCCTGATCTAATAGTTGATGGAAAGAAAATAGATGTCAAGGGTTGTGAAAGATCTTTAAAGGTAAACATGTTCACAATAGACAAGTTAGATGTTGATTATGTATTGTTTGTTTTATTCTTATCAGATCACAGATACATTCTGTTAAGATTTAAAAAGGATAAAATAAAAGAATGGAACGTGGTTACAATCAATGATAGAAATAAGTATTACGAGTATAAGATTGACAAACGGAAGTATAGATTTGTCGCCCCCGATTTAGCAACAACAGAAAATCAAATAAATGTTAGATAAAATTTTAGATAATTACTGTGACGAAGAAATACTAATCGCTGACGGTTTTGACGATGCTGTGATAGGTATCGAAGAAAACTCAATGAGACTTATTTATTCAGTTCACTTATGTATTGAGATACTTAAAGATGAAATGAATGAGATTGATGCGATGGAACACTTTACATACAATGTAAGTGGAGGTTATGTGGGTGAGAAAACCCCTATATGGTGTTGGGATATATAAATACCCCCCAAATAAAAAATTTTTTAAAATGAGTAGACTAAAAAGAAAGCCAGACGAAACATTAAAAGAGTGGGTAACAAGAATTAGTAAAAAGAAAAAGGTTTACACCCTAAAGGACGCAGACATACTTCTGTTGACTGTGATATCAGTAGTTGTGATTTGTATTACAATTATAGAGATCGTGAACTCATGAAAAACCACACCAAGGTATATCACGAAGCGTTTTGTATTGATCCAGGAGAATGGATTGGATGTGAGGTTTGTGATAGAACTGCTGTAGATATTCATCATATAAACCCAAGAGGTATGGGAGGGTCAAATAAAAAGGACACCCCAGAAAATTTGCAAGCGTTATGTAGAGAATGTCACAGTTACTTTGGTGATAAAAAACAATTTAAACGAATGCTTAAAACTATGCACCATGAAAGACTTAAAGAAATCTATAAAACCTGGGACACAGATTAAAATGCCTGTTCCCTCAATGACTAAAGAAGAAATTTTAAATAAAATATTAAAACTTAAGTTAGAACACCCTTATCACCCAAGTATACCGGGTTTACAAGTTTTACTAGATCAATTATAATTTACTTACTGCTCGTTCTATTTTATCGATTACAGTAATTTTAACGCCATAAAGTTCTGGTGCGTTTGAATTGTCTAAAGCAGCCAACACATCTAATAACACTTCTAATTTTCTTATTGCTAGTACATCAACTGCCTGTTGATCTGTTATACCCATAATGTGTTCTGCTGACATATTATTCTTCTTTTTTGATTTTCTTAATTTGTTTGATCATTTCTTTTGATGGTTTTTTACCTGATCCTTTATTCTTACGAATATTATCGTAAAGACCTCTTTGAGAATAACTACCATCCGCACGTTTTATCATATTACTCATACTGTTTTATTTATGAGCCACATCCAAAACAGTCGATATATGAATCTGTTGGTTTAACTCCGTTAATCTTCATCTTTATATTATGAATCTTATCCGCTATTTCCATTTGCTCCCCAAAATCAGAAGTCATAGATTTCAATATTTCTAATTCTTCTACTTTTTTATTTAATTCTTGACTCATATTTATTTTTTATTAAGAACCTGAATCAATACCCTTATCAACTACTTCTAGTATATGTCTAAATGTACCTTTTTCTTGTTCTCCGGTTACATCGGTTCCATTTAAAAGAAGTCTAAAATGATCTTTTTTTGTTGTTTTTCTTAATTCTATAGTATTACTCATGCTAAATTATTGTTTGTTTTTTTTAATCTACTTTTTTCTTTTCTACTTTTATTTATTTTAGAAGGTTCAAAACCAACTATTTTACCGTTTTTGTGAGATGCATCTAAACCATCACCATTTCCATATGTACCCCTCTTACGATTGTACTTATTAAGAAGTGCTCTATATCTTATCATAGCGGGAGATGACTGAAACTTCTTATATTCTGCTTTGTAGTCTCTTTTGGCTGCCATTATTTACCACATTTAGTACACTTACTATATGGTTTACCACACTTACATTTTTTTTTGATTTTTGAATATGCCATGATTATTTTTTTTCCTTTTTTATTTCTTGTATTCTTTTTTCTGCTGCTTCTTTTTGATTAATGGTTTTCATAAACACTCCTTTTGCATTTTCATAGCCTTGATCACCTGGCTTATATGTCTTACCATTATAAGTTACTGATCCAACTCCTTTCTCACCATTTTTTCCATATGCTAAACCATATGTACCAGAAACACTAGTAGATGTAGAAGAAGTAGTCGTATTAGTTTTAGGTTTTTTTTCCTTTTTTGCTTTCTTAACTTTCTTTACTGTATCTACAGTTTCTTTAACCTCATTTACTACAGTGTTAGCAGCATTAGATACACCTTTCTTAATTTTGCGTAAAACCTTTCCTACTTTAGAAGGTGTTCTGTTTTCCCTGTAATCTTGTTTAATTTTTGCTTGTTTAATTTTTCTTTCAAGATTCATGGCTTTACCTTCCTTACCCATCTTTCGTAGGTAAGCAATTTTTTCCCTTAGTCTTTTGATTTTTTCTTCGTCCATGATTTTTTATTTATATTTATTTACAACCGCTTGAATTTCTGTATAGCCAATTGTTGGTGATAAAGTAATACCTGATTGATATCTATACACAACCTTTCCGTTTCTAGTTATAAAAACAGCAGGTACTGATTTAACTTTTTCTTTAAATTCATCTGGTTGATCTTCTAAATATCCGTAAATGTATTTACAACCTCTTAAATTTTCTAAGTTTCTAATTGAGTTATTTTCATTCCATTCAGAATTAATTTGATAAACAACAATCTTACTTAAATTATTATCATCGTATAAAGAATTTCTAGTAGATGTAGAATTAAATGGTATAAAAAATAAAAAAACAAATATTAAAAAATTTTTCATATCATGTTATTTTTTAATGCTTAGTTCATATAATCTCTCTTCTATTAGATCTAACTTTTTACCATTTTCTAAAACTTGAGCACCGGTATTCATTATTTGTTCTCTTACCAACTGGTCTTTCAGATCGTATTCCGATCTTGTTATTGGAGGTTTTGGGAGTTCTTTTGCTAAAGCAATATCTGCTTTTAAAGTGAAAAACACTGTTGCTAGACTCATTACAAATCCAATTATAATTCCAATTGTTTTTAAATCAAGTTGTACCTCTGTTGATTCACTGATTTTCTGTGTCATATTTTTTTTTACCATGTTTTACAAGCCCAGTATCTCGCTTTCCATCTTGGACCGGGGTTGTCGCAATTATGTCTAGCCCTGAAAGATTTTCTTCTGCTAGGGATGTTTTTTTTAATCTTCATGTTAGGATCTCCAAAGTGCACAACAGTAACTTTCCCATTAGGTTTTTTAACGTAAACCTTACTTTTTTTTGCTGCTCGTTCCGACTTCATAATTTTATTAAGCGTAACGTTCTTACCCTGATGCAATGCCATATCAATAAATTAAAGGGTAAATATAAATGTTACCTATAATAAGACACTAAAAATTCAATACCCAGAATAGTGTGATAAAAGTGAATTGTAAAATTTACAAACCCTTCGGTATTATTAATATATTTTTACGCAAAACCAACAATATGTCATTAACAGAAATCTTCAATTCAGAAGACTTTAGTAAGATGATCTTTAATCCATTTAAGGTTAGAGGATCAATTAAAAAAAAGTATCCTAAGATGAAAATGTTTACAACATTTCAATCTGCTGAGGATCAGTTAATTGCATATGTTCTTTATATGTACGATCAAAATACTCCACTAAAAGAGCAATTTCCTGATTTAAAAATTAGAAAAGAACAAGCAGCAGAATTATCTGGATACAATATTACTAAAGACGCTGAGGCTTTACATCAAATATTTTTCTTTACTAACTCTAAATTAGTAGAGATGGTAGATGAGTTTTTAAGAAAACAAAATAATAGAATATGGTCAATGATTGTTTCAAACGAGCAAACTTTTTTTGAATATCAGACTAAACTGCTAAGTCCAGTAGAGGGAGAAAGAGATAAAGATATTTTACAGGCTTTACAAATAAAGTCAAAGATAATGGATGACCTTAACACTATAAACGACAGGTTAGATTCTTACTACATGAAACTTTATGGTGAAGATCAAGAGTTATTAAAAACTATAAAGGCAGATAAAAGGCTGACACCTGAATTCATAGCAAATTTATGACAATAAATATACAAGGAGTAGATTTTACATTACCTCCAAAAGGGAAAGTCTATAATGTAATATCTAAAGAGTTTGAAAAAAGACCAATCATAACAAGTGCTTCTAAGAAAGAAGATCAAGTTTGGATTAGGACTACACTCCCTGAAGGTTATAACTATAAGAGAAAAGAAGAGTTAATTAGACAGGCTGAGGATAAAGATTATTTTGATGTAGAGTTAGAAAACTTCAGATCTCAAGAGTGGGATAGAAGGTTAAACGGTGTGTGGTTTATGAATAATGGTAAGGCAGAATACCTGACGGGTATGCATTACTTATTTTTAAACTGGTGGAAAATTGATATTGGATATCCTAGTTTTAGAAAAGTAGATCAAGATTACTTTTATTTTTTACAGGCAACTATAGATGACCCTAACTCTCTAGGAATGATTGAGTTAACGAAGCGTAGGCAAGGTAAAACAGTAAGAGCAGGTGTGTTTATGTTTGACTTAATATCAAGATCTAAAAACAAGAACGGTGGGATTCAATCTAAAACAGCAAGTGATGCTAAAAATAATGTATTTGCAAAATCAATAGTAGGTCCATTTAAAAAACTTCCAGACTTTTTTAGACCTGTATATGATCAATCAAAAGGGGTCACCCCAACATCAGAGTTAAGATTTTATAGAACAACAAAAAGAGGAAAAAAATCATTAGAGGATTTAGGTAAACCAGAACTTGAAAGCCAAATAGATTGGAAGAGTTCAGAAAAATATGGATATGATGGAACAAAATTACACAGATACCTTGGTGACGAGGTTGGTAAAACTATGGAAGTGGATGTCTGGGAAAGGCATAACGTTGTACGTTTCTGTTCGGAATTGGATGGTGAGTATATTGGAAAATTACTTTACACAACCACTGTTGAAGAAATGGAATCAGGTGGTGAGTCATTTAAAAGACTTTGGGATAACAGTAACCAGGAAGATAGAAATGTTCATGGTAGAACTCCCAGTGGATTATTTCGATTCTTTACTCCCTCATATAAGACCTTATACTTTGATAAATATGGTCATGCAGATGAAGAACGTGCTAAGGACTATTATCTGGCTGAACGTGCAAATCTTATCAATGATGATCGTGCTTTGTCAAGTATTATACGAAGGAATCCGTTTACGATTGAAGAGGCTTTTAGGATAGATGGTGAAAGGTCTTTATTTAATGCTATGAAACTTAATGATCAAATTGATCGTATCTCTTGGAACGATAATTTATATACTAAAGGTAATTTTGAGTGGGTTGGAGATAGGGAGACAGGTTATGTAGAATTTAAACCAATGGCAAACGGGAGATTTAAAGTTGCTTACTTATTCGATGACAAAAATGACGCAAATATTGTAATAAAAAGAGGAAAGAATTATTTGCCTACAAGAAAAAATGAGTTTGTTATTGGCTGCGATCCATATGATCACGACAGTACTGTAGATCAAAGGAGATCTAACGGAGCCTTCTATGTATACAAGAAGCACAACTCAGTATCAAATTTTTATGACAGTTCGTTTATAGTTGAATACATTTACCGACCAAGTACCGCAAGACAATTTTACGAAGATGTTTTAAAGTGCTGTCATTATTATTCTTGTCAACTTCTTTTTGAAGACAACAAGATTGGTATAAAGAATTACTTTGAAGATAGAGGTTATACCTCTTTTTTAATGTATTTGCCTGGTAGTGCAAAACCTGGTATGAGTGGGTCTGTGAGAACACATCAACAAATAGCAGAAGTGACTGAAGATTATATAGAAAATAATATAGAAAGAGTTTGCTTTCCGGAATTATTAAAAGACTGGTTAGAGTTTGATATAAGTAAAACAACAAAATTTGATGCAGCAATGGCAGCAGGGTACACTCTTATAGCAGATAAAAATATTCTATTAAGAAATTTTCACGCAAAAGGAAATCTAGTAGAAGCAAAAACAATGTTTAAAAAGTTTAAGGTCGGATGATAAAAAACGAAACTAAAGCAAACTATCCAAGCCATAATTTAGACCCAATTCAAAAGGATAAAGACTGGTGTTTGTCATATGCAAAAGCAGCATGGTTTGATTATACAAATCATGGTACACAATCATTTAATAATAATCGTGGCTCTTATGCTAAAATTAAAGATTATGCACAGGGAAATCAGTCAGTAAACAAATACAAACAACTATTAAATGTTGACGAATCTGATAATGAAAGTTGGTTTGCTATTGATTGGACTGTACTTCCTATAGTTCCAAAATTTAGAAGAATAGCACTAGGTAAATTAAACAAGACAGAATACAATATTACAGCCACACCAATTGATGCTATAGCACAAGCAGATATAGAAGACTACTATAAGCGTACTAAGGCAAAAATGGATTTAAGACAATCTATCTCCAAGACCGTTCCAGGAATGGAGGAATTTAGTGCGTTAAAAAAAGCCCCAAAAGATCCTGAAAATGATGAGGAACTGGAGATGCACATGAATTATACCTTTAAGCACAATGCCTCTATTGAAATGGAGCAGGGTATTGACCTTGTATTTCATACAAATGGAATGGATGAAAAACGAAAGCAAGTAATGGAATATTTATTTGATTTTGGTGCTGCGGGATATAAAGAGTATATAGATAGTAATGGTGCTGTTAAAATTAGAGTAGTAAACCCATCTAAGTTATTAATATCTCATTGTAATAAAAGAGATTTTTCTGATAAGATACACATGGGAGAGATTACGGAAATGTCTATTTCTGACTTAAAACAGAGGGCAGGTAATCAATTCAATGAAAAAGAATACCAAGATATTGCTGAAAGGTTTTCAGGAAGAAAAGGATCTACAAGGATGAATACATCCAATAAATTATTTTCAAAGAATTACGATGACAGTAAGATACTTGTATTGGAGATGGAATTTTTCTCTGTTGATCAAATGGTGCATGAATCTAGAACAGATAGAAGAGGGAACAAGAGATTTGGTAGAGCAGGTTATAATAGCCAAAACAAAAGAAAAAACAAGTATGTAAGGTCTTCGTATAAAACCGTATACAAAATATCATGGATTGTTGACTCAGATTATTGTTATGATTATGGATTGTGTAATGACATGAAAAGAGTAAAGTCCAAGTTAATGGATACTGACCTTTCTTATCATTTGTTTTCTCCAGATTTCCATAACATGAAGCCATTAGGTATAATGGAACAATTAATACCTATTGCTGATCAAATACAAATATCATGGTATAGACTTCAAAATACGATTAATCAAGCGAGACCTAAAGGTATCATGATTGAACTCGGAGCCTTAGAGGATATTCCTTTAGGATCAGGAGGTCAACAAATGAAGCCAATGGATGTTATTGACTTGTTTAATAAGACAGGTACATTAGTTTATAGAAAGAATGATATTGGTGGAAAGGCAACAAACTATAAACCAATAGAAGAATTAGAGAACGGTTTAGGTCGAGATGCTATGACGTACTACCAGGTGATTCAGAATAATATTGAAATGATTAGACAGATCACTGGTCTTAATGAATTTACTGACGGTTCTACACCAGATGCTAGGTCTTTAACTACAACTGCTAAACTAGCAGCACAAGCAACTAACAATGCTTTGGCTCACATAGAACAAGGTGAAAGATATTTACTGGAAAATTTAGCGGCATCTGTAATTATAAGATTGCAAGATAGCGTGAAGAAAAACCCAATTGAAGGATATGTAAGGTCTTTAGGTAATAAATCTATGGAGTTCTTTAAAATGTCTCCATCTGTTGGTAAGCACGAATTTGGCGTTAAAATTGAAGATAGACCGACTGAAGAGCAGAAACAAAGATTAATGCAGATTCTACAAGGTAGTGTTGCACAAGGACAAGTTGACTTTGAGGATGCTGTTTATATTGAGCAAATAACAAACCTTAAGCAGGCACAGCAAGTTCTTGCTTACAGGATGAAAAAGAAAAGAGAAGAGGCTCAGGCTAATGCGGAAAGACAACAGCAAATGAATGGTCAAATTCAACAGCAGTCTGCTCAAGCAGCAGAACAGTCTAAACAACAGACTTTGCAAATGGAAATGGAAATGAAAATGCAGATGGAAAAAATGAAGGCTGAGTTAGCGTCTAAATTACAGAAAGAAAAGTATGAATACGAACTAGAAATAGAAGGTATAAGACAAGCATCAAACATTGAAAGAAATGCAATGGATAATCTTCCTACTAAAGAAATGGGAGTGAAGATGATGGAACAACCTGAACAACAATAGTATAAATTAACAAACAACAAAACAAATTATAATTATGGAAGAAGAATTTGATTTATCGGAAGTCAAAGTTATTGACGACAATGGTGAGGCTCAACCTGTGGATATTCCACAAGAAGAAAAGCCTGAGACAGAATCCCAAGAAACAGAGGTAGAGAATACCTCTGAAGAAGAAACAGAGGTAAAAGAACCAGAGCAAGATGATCCGAAGCCAGAAGAGGAATCGGCTAAAGATGAAGAGACTTCTGATGAAGATAAAATAGGAAAACCAGACGAGTTGTTCAGTCAACTTGACGAAATATCTAAGGATTTAAGCAACGGTAAAGCGGAAACCTTAGAGGACTTTTTTGAAGAGTACAAAAGAATGAGAGATTCATCAAGTGCTCAATTTAAAGATGACTACATTAAAAATGCGGTCGAATATTACAATAAAACTGGAAACCTGACTCCGTATCTAGAGGCAACTTCAGTTAACTATTCAGAAATGTCTGACGAACAGGTCATGAGACGTGACCTAGAACAGGCTAACCCTACACTTTCAAAAAAAGCAATCGAGAGATTGTATACTAGGGATATAGTTGACAAGTACTCTTTAGACGAAGACAAATTTGATGAGGATGAGGTAGAACTTGGTAAGGAACTTCTGTCAGCAGATGCAGCCAAACTAAGAGACAAGTATGTTGACGAACAGAAAAATTTTACTCAACCTGTTAAAGACCAAACTGAAGAAACTGAAACTGTAAACCAAGAGGAGCAACTTGCTCAATGGACAGAAACTGTTTCATCTCATGAAACAACTAAAGACGTGATGGAAAACAAGCGAATTTTAGTTTCTTATGGTGATGAAAAATTCTCTTATGAAGTCGAAAACCCGGAATCGTTACAAGAAATGACTATCGATAACAATAAGTTTTTTGATTTGTTTAAAGATGATAAAGGTGTTGTTGATTTTGACAAGTGGTATCGTGTATTGGCTTACGCTTCAGACCCTGAAGTTTATGATTCGTCCCTTATTTCTCATGGACAAGAACTAGGACAAGAAAAAGTAGTTTCTGATTTAAAGAATCCTACTGCTCCTACAAAAAGTTCAAAAGATTATAAAACATCATCAAGTCCTTTTGAGGGGTTGTTTGGTGCTCTGAGTAGAGGTGACTCAGATGTAAAAATAATTCGTTAATTAAAAAATAAATATTAAAAATGGAAAATTCAAGTTATATTAGTTCTCTATCATTCCTACAACATTCATTTGTACAAGGACGAGAGATCTTATCAAGCGTCTTAGACGTTCAAAACGAAGAGGAAGGATTCCTTGACGTAATGCAGGCACTAGGTAAATTAAAGCCAGTTAGCCAACCAGTATACCACGCTTTTGTAAATGAAGCATTGTATAAAGACAACACTATCACAATTTCTGAAGCAGGTTCAGGTACAGGGAAACAATCAGGTATCTCAACTTCTGCAATTGGAAATGCTCGTGTTGGTGATTTAATGATGGGTGCTTCAGGAGAAGTATACTTAATTACAGCAATCTCTGCAACTAGTGAGGTTACTTTTGTAGCAGTAGATGGTGGTGGTGTTGCGACTGATTACAATGCATCAGGAGACAAATTTGTTGTATTCTCGAATGCACAAGGTGAAGGATCTGGATCTCCAGACCCAATCAAGTATGGTCTTACTAAGCAGTCTAATAGAGTGCAAATCTTTAAAAACAAATACAGAATTTCTGATGTTGCAAAAGCGTCTAAAATTACTGTTGAGTATAAAGGAAAGCCTTATTTCATGTATAAAGGTACTTACGAAGCGTTACAACGTTTTAGAGGTGATATCTCTAACGCATTGATGTTTGGTAAAGGATCAGGAGATTTCTACGCAGGAGCATCTGTAGGGGATATGAATATTGGAGGAAATGCAGTACAAACTACTAACGGTCTTAAGCAAGAACTTAAGGCAGGTGGTATCTTGAACTCTGGATCACCTTACGATCATGGAACAAATGTTTTAGAAACGTTATCTACTTTAACTGCTGCTTTAAACAAAGCACGAGCACCAAAAGACTACTGGATGTGGTTAGGTACTTCTGCTAATATTGCTATCGATAACGCATTAAACGGGTTGA